AGTGTATTTCTCTGCTATTTTGTAGAAGGGAAACATAGCCTTGTAAGTCACACTATCTTTGAAGCCAACAAGCAGCTTAACTGTCCTGTCTTTATGCCTTTCCCAGACACCATCAATGCCTTTAATATTACCTATAAACTGATTCTGTTTCTTTACAAGTCCAGTCCTTCTGCCTGCGATATTACCAAACTTATTTAGTCTTGCTTCCTTTGTGTATGGCACACCTATGTTGCTCTCGCTACGTTCACCACCATCTACAAGACGTTGCATAAACTTATTTGCCCAATCAACAAAACCTAATGTGCCTTCCAGTCTTTTCTTTGTTGCTGCTATTCTGTAAAAAGCTTTAGTGGTTCTAGGCATGGGTCTATCTAGCTTCTTATTCATCTGTACACCCATTGCTCTATCAAGACCCTTCATTCTATTTGCTTTACCTATTCCAAGTGTCTTATTGATTGCCATTGCAGTTGCAAAAGGTATTTGTTTTCTTTGCACATTAGTTGACCACTTCTGGACTTCTTTAAGATTATCTTTAACAGATATCTTCATGACTTTCTCCAGTGACTCTTACCTTTAAACTTAATACCAAGCTCTTGTGCTATCTTCAGCACACTAGACTTGCTAATGTCTAACGTATTAGCCACATCCAGAGATGACTTACCTTTTTCTATCTGTGTCCTTAACCATTCTTTGCTTATGTCTTTTTTCATAAATCTTCTAGTTCTTTTATTAGTTTATCTATATAAACATTTGCCTTATTTAAATCAGATATATTCTGATCTTTCCATTTAAACCTCAATAAATACTTGAGTATGTTTCCTTCAAGGTAATATTGAAACTTATCACCTAACTGCATTTTTATAACATCCCATGCTTCTATAGTTGTCATATTGTAGTGTTTTGGTTTTTTTATGTTATCAAATTTTTTAGCTTTCTTCTCTTGCTCAACTTCTTGATGTTGTTGTCTAACCTCGTACATAGCATTACATGATTTACATTCTAACTCTGTCAGTATGCCCTCACCTTCATGTTCTAAATCATGATCTGCAAGCCAAGTTAATAAAGTTTTACAATGCCAACACCTCATTTTTTTCTCCTTGCTATTTCGTTTCTGACCTTCTGTTTTACTTTAGGTTTAGTACTTTCATTATTAACAATCTTTATGAGTTCCATATCATTAATGTTCTTAATGTAATAATGCTCTGTGAGCAGCTTGCCTGTTTTCTTATCTCTAACTGTTTGACTTGGCTTTAGCTTTATTGGCATCTTTATCTCCTTTAAAAATCTTATCCCAGTTTTTATCAATTTTCTTTTTATCTTCTGGTCGTCTTTTTGAACCTTTACTCATTGTTTATTTCTACCTTTTCAAATTTACTTCCCTCAAACTGTTTAGCTATAAGAATTCTCATATCCATTAGTTCTTTAGGTACTGACCTTAGTAATTCTTCTATGCTGATAAAGTTAGCATCTTTATGTTTAGCAATTAGTTTTGCTCTTGGCATTTGATAATCCATGTCAGTCACATACCAAATTTCACCATTCCAATCAAAACATCTCATATGTGGCTCAACTGGTTTATATCCAAATTCTTCTAACTCGTTGACCAATGCATCATAAGCTCTATACATCATTTCTATCATTTGGGTCATTTCCTGATCATCTCTTTTTGCTAAAGCCAACTTATATAACTTAGTTGCCTTTTTAAATTTTAGAGATGTTTCTGTAGAGATAAGGTCATTAATTCTAGTCATATCACCCCATACAGTTCTGACTTCTTTTATATGTTGATTTAGCTCCTGCAACTTCTTAGTCACAACAGGACTAAATTTCTTTTCTTTTGCTCTACTCATGTATGTAAATTTTGTATGTAATCATTTGCATGTATGTTGTATGTATTTCTAAGAAATACATATACATACATACACAAATTTAGTGATTTTACATATAAAAACATACACTTACATACACTTTTACATACACTTATAAAATCACTTATAAAGGCCACTAAACTCAACCTTGTTTCTGTATTCATTAGCCTGAAACAAATTATTATCTGCATCATGATTAATAATATCTAATTCCTTCATCTCGCCTGTGTATTGGTCTATGTTAGGTCGCTTCATGGGGTTGCCTGCTTTTGTTTTGCAAACACCAAATAAATCACCAACACTAAACCAGTAGTCCTCTGGATTACCACCCTCTGCTGACTGCTTTTCTAGTGCTAATTGTCTTAATGCTCTATCAACTTCTGCATGAGTTGACCTCATCTTAATGTTGCCTTTTGGTTTATCAGTAACAATGTCCAGATATCCAGATGTCATGTTATAGCCTAGTAAATCCACCTCATTAAACTTAAAGTCCAGATTAGCCATGCCCTGTCCATCCTTGTTTAATGTTTGACTCAAGGTGACGTACATATCACCACCTATATCTTCTCTAACTACCTGAAATTCATAGTCCATTGATGCACCTAGAACTGAACTACCTCTTTGCCTTCCAGAAGCGTTATGTCCTGTGTGATGCACTATGACTACACATGCTTTATATTTATGAATTATGTTATCTAACCTACTGATAAACATTGTCATGTCCTCTGTGCTGTTCTCTGACCCTGCTCCAAAGTTTCTATTTAAAGTATCAACAATAATGCAACCAATCTCACCTTCTCTTGCACAGATAATATCTAGCTCATCTACTAGCTTTTGGTACTCATCTTCATCAAGAATCCTTGTACCTCTGTTAGATAAATACAGTGGTGCATCTATAAGACTTCTGCCCACTTGTTCTAATGCACTTAATCTTCTGATAGTTCCACGTTTACCCTCACCCACAAGCATGACCACTGGTGCTTTTGTAGCTTCATGACCAAAGTATTCTGCTCCTCTCGCAATCGCAACTGCCATATCTAGTGCAACAAATGACTTACCTTCTTTTGGCTTACCAAATATTGCAACCAAACTTTCACGTTCAAAGATGTCCTTAATCAACCACTCTGGCTCTGTAATCTGACCTAACACTTGATCAGCACGTTCAAAGTAAAGTGTGCCTGCAGGCCTATGCATGGGATTGTTCTTAATGTAATCAACAAGGTCTGCATGATCTGCAAACAAGCCACGTTCTACTGCTTCGTGCATATCTTCTTTTTCTTGCAAGCCTTCTGGTGGTTTACATACGCTGACCAATGACCCATGCTTCTGTAAGTGCCTTGAGATGTCATCTGCAAACCCAAAACCTGCTTCATCATTATCTGGGAATATCAGCACTTCCCTGCCATACAGAGGTGACCAATCAGTCTTTTGCCAACCTTTACAACCACCATGATGACAAGCTACTTGATGCTGATAAATCTGCTCACTTGCCACTGCTGCTTTTTCACCCTCTACAAGCAACACTGGCTCTGTATCAGAACGTTTTGGTGTTAGGTATAGGGGTAGCTCTCCAGAAGGTCTTTTGCAGACCCAGAAGCCATCACTCTGTTTACAGTAAGGAGCATATTTCTGATAGCTTCTGTTGTGACCCTCTGGAAAGCGTAAAACAATAAAGTTGTCTGCATATTTGATTTTGATCTCTGCTTCCTTCCAGAGCTTCGCCATCTCATCTCTGGACAACAGTGGGGTAGTTTTAGGGGAACGTATGTTTACTACATTTTTAAGAGAATCTACCCCACCACTGAAACCAAATCTTTTAAGCACAGCAGCAACGTCTTGATTGTGTTCAACCAGAAGTCCATGAACTCCAAAACCTTTATCAGCTTCAAAGTCATAGAACTGCCCAGTCTCT